CCCAGTCGGGAAGCAGCTGCTTCTCGATCATGGCTACACCTCCGTGAAGACGCGAGCTCCGCGAGCCTGCTCGGCTGCGAACCTTGCGCGCCTTGTCTCGACCTCGGGGAACCAGTTCTTCGGGTATGCTTCACCCGTCGCGAACTGTTCTGTCTCGTCACCGCTACCGGCGACTCCGCGCTCCTCGAGAGGAATGCGGCCCTTGGAGAGCTTCGCGAGTGTCTCGACCTCGCTTTTGACCAGCTCACCTCGCTGCTCGTTGAAGATCGCCTTCAGCCAGCCAGCGTGACTGGCTGGCGCGATGCGACCGTCTTCGACAGCGTCGTCCACGAGCTTGGCGGCCTCCGCCCTGATCTGCGAGAGCCTGGCCTCGCGACCCATCAGCGCGTCGCGCTGAAGTGCCTCGGCCTGTGCCCGATCCATCGTAACAGTCAGGCCGGTATCGGCCGGAGCTGGCTCGACGTCGCCACCTTCTCCGCCATCGTCGCCTTCACCGCCTTCTCCACCGTCGCCTGCTTCCGCGAGGCCCTGCTCCTGGAGCTTCTCGTTGACCTGCTCCTCAGTCGCGTCCTCGGGCAGGCCCATCTTCACGGCGAGTGCCTTGCGATCCTCGTCCGACATGGTGCCTCCTTCTGTTGTGCTTGCCTTGGTGACGCGACCCGAGTCCTTTGGTGTCGCGTAGCTCACAGCGACCGTCCTGGTCGACATGAGTCCTGCGGCGAACGCAGCGACTGCTGCGGCTTTCTCCTCCTTCTTCTCTGGCATCGGAACGTATTCGACCTTCACCGGGACTGGCTCTTCGAAGGAGACCACGTCGCCGTCGATCGAGAAGTTGACGAGGAAAAGCTGTCCTTCCCATTCGTCCTCGACAACCAGCTGATTCGGCTCGAGCAGAACACCCTTGATCCAGAAGGACCAGTTGCCTTCATCGTCGAGCTTGTCGTAGTAAGAGCGACGGACCTCGTCGACATTGACCGCCGCCTTCGTGGGTAGTTTCATCACCCCACCTCCTCCTCTGGCGGCGAGTGTTACCTCCACCGTCTCGGGCTTGGTCTTCCCGTAGTACATGGGTAGATCCTCGAGAGTCATGCATCCGGGCCACTCGACACCCAGAAGCTGAACTGCACCGATGATCGCTTTCCACTGCCCACCCGTCGTCGTCTGGACTCCCCAGTAAATCTCGACAGAACGATTGGGATAAGCGACTGGCAAAATCTCTGCCAGCCAGGCCGGAATACCCTCAAAATCCCCGTAGAGCGTCTGGTCAGACTCGTCGAACCGGATATTCGTGACAGTGCCGAACGATGGCTCGGTGATTGGTGTCCCGTGTGTGTCATCTTTCTGCGTTAGTTTCAGCCGCGGAGAAGGGACTCCTGGGTCATCGCTGGCCGCAGCAGCACAATCGAGCAGATGCTCACGAGTGACAGTGACTGGCCCAGTCATCGCAGGCCATTCGTAGCCTACCTCGATGAGAGGCACATTCGGGATCGTGACTAGAACTGGGGTCACTGACTTCTTCACTCAGCCGTTCGCCTTCGGGTGCTTGGTGTACGGCACCGTTCCACCGGGATTGACTGGAAGCTGCTGACCCGGATGCGCCGGGTCGGGGTCGAACTTCTTCTGGACCCCTCCCGTCGGCTTGACGTTCGTTCCTTGCGACTTCGCCATGTCTCCTCCTAGGAAGAATGAGCGCATTGGTTGCACATACTAGTTGGTTGACCGGCCGGACACAGGGCTGTCTGAGTAAGTTCGATATTCACAGGAGTAAGAGCAGTGCTTCCTCTTCATTGACAGGGAGCTCGGGCTCTACGATTATGACCGAGCTAGACCTGGCCGTGAATCCAGGCTCCACAGCTGCCAGCGGCTCAGGCAGGGGCTCAGGTGGGGCTGTGGGTATGAATGGACGCCGCTCACGTTGGAGCGCAAGAATCGGGTGCGCCAGGTTGAGCTCCAGCGCAATGCCGACTTTGCCACGCATGACTAGGCCGCGCGGTAGAAGCCGGCAGCGTTGATCTGGGCGATCAGGTCGTTGCCGTCAGTGGTGGCCGAGAAGTCGTGATAGCTGCACGGAATGATGTCTGCGTCCGTGCCGGCGGTCGTGTCTTCATCATAACACACCAGGAGCTTCCCAAGTGTGTTGTTCAGTGCCCCGCCAGCTACGACCCACGTCTGGTCAGGAATGTCGAGGTCACGACGATTGTTGCCGTCGTCGGGTGCCGGTATTGCCGCCAGCTCGACGTCAGTCAGAATCTTGCGGGCATAGTTGGTGAAATCGGCCTGATCGTTCGTCCCAGCCAGCAGTGCCAGCAGATCGTCGTAGTTGTTGAGTGTGTCGTCTGCCTCGAGTCCTGCTGCTTTCAACAATACGACCACGAAAGCCGAGTTGGCAAAGACATTGTTCTCGACGTTGTAGTAGAACTGAACTGTGCGACCTTTCGCGATGTTGAAGACACCGTCAGCCATCTGTTACGCCTCCCTTGAAAGTCCGATCATTTTGCCGTCGTCATCACGGATGATCCCAAACGTCTGCTGGACTCTGCTGGCCAGCGTCGCGACGACACGAATTGCTTTGCCGCTGTCAGTGTCATACTCCAGTCTACGCTCAACTACTGGATCTTCCCCGACTGCTGTCGCGAGGGTCCTCTCAAAGAAGATGACCTCAGCAGGCTTGCCCGGCTCGACATTGATCTCAGGAGAGAAGTGTACCTCGATGGGCTGAGTCTGGACGATGGGCTGCTTGTCAGCGTTGCCCTTCAGCCACTCGAACATATCGCTAATCCGTTCCATGAAGCCACGCTGGTCTTCACGCAGCTGGTCGACCGGGGTCGGAGGGGAGGGAGCAGTGCCCGGCTCCGCCCCGGCCGCCAGCGCACCACCGTCGCCTGGAGCAGCGCCGCCTGCTGACTCCTGTGACGGGGTCTGGTTCGGCTTCTCACGCGGTGTCCCGCGCTCGCCGAGCTTGTACTGCTTGCGGAAGAGATCCTCCAGCTCATCATCGATCGTGATCAGGCCTGCGTCGAGCAGGCTGACCAGGTCTGCGACTGCGAGCTGCTCGCTTCCTCTCTTCTCGTAAACCAGCAGCGGCACCTGCTCCTCTTGCTCGCCGTAGTTCCAGTCGACCCAGTCCTCAATGACGTGCTCGTTGGTCGTATCGCGATACCAGTTCGCGATCGCTTCCTGCCCGAGCGCGAACAGGTCAGTGAAGACCTCACCCAGAGCGTACGAGCCGAGGCTCGTTCCACCTTGCGCGAGCATCGCCACCATCATCAGGACTCTGCGTGCCATCGACTCATCGTGATATCTGACTGAATCAATCACCTGACTATTGGTGGATTTGATCATGTTCCACTTCGTTCCCGGCGGAAGAGCCCCTCCCGAGCTCTCACCGACCCTGAATCCTGTGGCGGCTTCGTAGAGCGCCTGCATGTCGTCAGGCGAAGCGTCGTCTGGAGCGATCGGCATCGGTACACCGCCAGCCCGCTCGTGGTTGATCGCATCGATCCTGAGCAGACGATCCTTGATCAGCCAGTTCCGGAAGCATTCGCGGAACATGCTGCGCCCGACCCAGTTCCCGCCGTCGCCCTCCCAGACGTAAGCGACCAGACGGTCAACCTCCATCTCGCGCTTGCCGCTGATCATCGAGCCAGGGATCCACTGCTCCACGCTGACCAAACCGCCGTCTGGCGCGACCTTGATGTCCTTGATCGTGTGCGGCATGCGTTCTGCGAGCTTCCTGAGTCGCCACATCCTTTCGTCGTCGAGCCGCCCTACCTGCTCGAAGAACATGTGGCCATACCAGAGAGCCAGGAATGCCTTGCGTAGATGTGCGTCGTGCGAGAAGCGGTTACGTGTTCTGGCTCGTGGCCGTGGCTCTTGCCCCACCACGTCGAGGTTGAAGTCGTTTGAGACCTTGTCGATGATCTCGGGTCTTGCCCCGTTTCCGTCGATCATCCACTTGTAACGCCTGATTGGCAAGGTGATCCCGGTGTACAAGGCGGCGAGCTGCGAGTCCATCCGCATCTGCTCGTATGTCCTGACCGAGTTCGGCCAGATCAATTCAAGAACAATCTCTCTGGTATCCATGAAAGAAGACCAGGGCTGGAGTCCTCCCCAGCCACTCCCGATCGTTGACATTGTGCCGTGCTCGGTGATGGGCGGCTTGGCCCCTGTTGGAGTGAGACTCTTAGCCCTGGGCATCTAGATCACCTGATGTCGGCCGACGGGGGAACTTCGACGTTGTTCGGCTTGGAGCCAACGAAAGGCTCCAGACCCAGCAGGCCGACGATCGCGGTGAAGGCAGCTGTCCCTGCCCCGACGGCGAGAGACTGCCAGGTCCACACTTCACCCGATCGGACGGTGTTGGCGATATAGCCGCCGACGACCACTGCCAGGGTACGAAGTGTGAATCGAAGCCTCGGAGATCTCTTCCACCATCTGAACAGTGTCTTCATGGTTCCTCCCTTAGAACTTGTAGCCGAGGTTGTAGTAGAACCTGCTGTACGCGATCACCTTCAGCTTCGGGAAGTACCCGCCCAGGTGGCGCGGATGACAGTCTACGTGACCGCCGGGAACTCCGTATGCCTGAGTGACCTCCCAGTGAGTCGTGATCCCGGCTCCTGGGCCAGAGCAGTTCCTCATGAACTCCTGCGGAGCGAGCCGACCGCTGTCGCCGTGAGCGCGAGCGAGGGCGGCGATCAGCTTTCCGGCTGCTCGCAGCTGCGCGTCGCGCTTGTAGTACCAGATCTTCCAGGCTGCGTCGTCATCTGGGTAGTCGATCATCACACGACTGATCAGTTCGATGCCGATCTTGCGCGAGTTGATGAGACCGTTGCCCTTGCCTCCAGACGAGTCAGTGTGGTAGAAGATCGCTCTGCCGAATCCGCGAGCGTGTGCGATGTGCGCTTCCAGGTCGATGACGGAATGAATCCCAAAATCCTTCTCGTCAAGGTAGTTCGAGATTTGGATGACGTCCTTCAGCCCGCGATAGTCAGGACTGACCGTCTCATGCAGCACGACCCCGTCCTTGTCGCTCCAGCCGTGGATGTTGTCACGCTGAATCCCTGCGATGTCAAGATCGATCTTGAGTTTCATTGTGTCTGCTTCCTTCCTACATGAGCTTGTGCAGAAGGTCGTCTGTGAGCGAGTTGCTCCCGGTCTGATCTCCCTCTCGTAGTGAGCCTCTAGACACTATGCTGAGAACCGCTGCGTCGGCTCTGTCAGGACTTCTGCCAAGGCGCTCAACGTAGTCCTCCTTCGGCTCAACGATGATTCTTCCGGCCGAATCGGTCCACCAGCGCAGTGAGCCTAGCTCATTCAAAAGGATCTGGTCAGTTTCGTCAAGGTCGAGGGCTCCGTCGTCTCCGAGCTCTTTGAAGGTGTAGTAGATCTCACTGCGACGGTTCTTGAACCTCTTGACGTTGTGTGCCTTCTCAGATCCGTAGAATCCACGCACATTGAACTTGCCATGTCGAAGCTTGTCGTATGGTCCAGCTCCGATCCCGATTGCGTCGATGACTACCGGCAACCGCTTGCCTGCGTGCTTATTGAGCTCGTAGATGATGATGTTGGCTGATTCCTCAGTATCCATCTTGTGCCACTCTCGATGGAAGCGAATCTGGCCACCACGATTTCGATACATCACAGACTTGTCTGGACCGTTGCGTGCGATATCACACCCGTACTGCCCGTGCTCCAAGCCTGGGAGATCATTCGAAGTTACTTTCCTTAGCCATGCAGGCGTAAAGAGTGTGTTCTCAGAGATCTCCGGGAATATCGCCTCAATCTTGCCTTGCCAGAGTGGCGAGCCAACACCCCAGTCGTGTGCGCGCTCTCGAACCCAGTTTGGTCCCAACAGAGTAGCGGCCACTTCCTCAGGGACCCACTCTTCTTCACCGATGCGCTCTCGGTCGAATGAGGCGCAGACTTCAGCGGTGAAGTTCGGTGTGCACCAGGCCGGAATCCAGATCACATTCCAGCCGGAGCCAATCTTGCAAATTTCATGGAAGTAGCTGTCGGGGTCCTCTGGGTTCCCAATCGCGCACACTCTTGAGTCATCGTTTGTCGTTACCGACATGATCGCGTCGAAGAGCTGCTTGGGAACTCCGCCAGCTTCGTCAATCACTGCCAAAACGTAGCGAGCATGGATGCCCTGGAATGAGTCCTCGTCGTAGTCGGCTGGTTTACGGCCCATGGCGATGAGCTCCTCAGTGGCATCTCCGATCAGCCGCTTAGCGCCTGCATCGCTCATGTGCCATTTGCACTCTGAAGTGATGCGGCCGCGCAACTTCGCCTTGTTGTGGACTCTCTTCAGATATCTCCACAGAATCGCCTCGATCTGCGGCCAGCTGGGAGCAGTGGTGACGCAGAAGGCAGAGCCCAGTGCGTGCACCTCTGGGTCTAGCCACCATCCGATCGCCCTTGAAATCGTATGTGATTTTCCTGCCGAGTGACAGGATGCGATGGCCGTCTGCTTGTGGTCTCTGATCGACTCCAGAATCTCCTTCTGCTTTGACCAGATGAATTCTTTGAGTTTTTTCTCGACCCAGGAGACCGGATCATTGATGTATCGCCCCGGCTGAGGGTATAGCCGCGCAGATGCTCGGGCTGCTGCGCCTTTGGGGAAGGCAGCTGTGCTCATACGTTCGGGTTGTGCGTCTCGATCGTGCGGTATGAGCGGGTCGCTGCCGGGAAGAGCGGAATCAGTGAGTCCTTGTGACTGATCCTTCGACCTTCAGGGCCGTAGTCTACAGCGTTACAATTCATGCAGATTCTGGCGCTTGGCAGGGGGTCTCCTGTACCCTTCTGCTCCAGGAGTACCCATTCGTGCGTTCCGTCGCCTTCTGGGTCGGAATCACATGGCAAAAGCGGGTCTCCAGCGATACTGCTCATGGATTCACCCCTCTCTGTGCATTGGATGAATGTATTGACCGTCGTGCAAGCGGCAGAATAGTTCCCCGGTGACCGCTTTGAATTCGCATTGGTTCTGATCCTGCGTCCTCCCCTGGCAGCGAACTCGCTTCTGGGCTGTCTGGGAGACTGGCTTTGGCCCTCTCTTGAGTACCTGTCGCTTGTTCTCGTCTCTCTTCTGTCTGATCAGCTTCCTCATAGGTTCATTCAGAACTGGACTGATCTTCTTACTTGGGTCTTGAAGTTTGGGCAGTGGAGGCTGACTCTTCTTCTCCGCACGGAGCTTGATGCTATCAGCCCGTGATCTGATCTGAAGTTTTCGTGTCTTGAAAGCAGAGTAGAGTGAGGCCGTGCATGAATTTGGATTGGTATACTCGAAGCGAGCCCAGAGTAGCTCGCCGAGCTGCGTTAGTGACAATCCGCGCTCGTAAAGCTTGTAGGCAACTCTGATCTGTGCTTCGGTCATATTGCCATGCCAATCCTTTGAATTGGTTGGGGCGGTCGGGGACTCCCCCTGCACTCGCCCCTGGTGCTTAGCTCGGCGGGTCGATCTGGAACGTCACCGTGTAGCTCGCGCCCTCGGTGAACTGTTCCGCCGCTAGCTCGTTCTTGATCGTGAGCCGAATCATGCCTGCCGGGGTCGCTGCCGCCCACTCGGAGTTCTTGCCCTCTGCGTAGTCGGGTGTCAGCTCTACCTCGTGCGCCCAGCCCATGTCCGTCTTGCGTGCGACCTTGAACTTCGCTGTCACTGCCATTTCGTCACCTCCTCTCGTCTGTCGGGTGTAAGTTACGCTACGAGCTCGTTCTCGGCTTGTGGCGGGCCGGTCTCGAGCTCTAGTAGTCT